CCGGAAATGTACTGCTGCAGCTCCTTGAGCAGATGATCCGGCAGGATATCTTGTGCATTTTTGTATTTCATACATAAAATCCTTTATAATGTCTGTTTGGCGGCATTGTCTAAAAATGCCTCTGCGGTAGCAAACTCCCGGATCTGTCCGCCGCCTTTGGTGATGATCTCCCGGATAAGCTGCTCGGTCTGATTTGCCCGTTCGGAAAGTGCAGACAGGTTGGCTGCGTCATACGCATCCATCAGCTCGATTTTGGCCAGACCGAAATCCGCACAGACCTGATTTAGTTCGCTTTGCAGATAAACTCCCCACATATAAGCCTTGACGGTGTCCTTTGCCTGGGTATAATGCCGGATTCTAAGCCAGGTATAGGAAAGCTCTCCGTACCAGTCAGCCAAGTCCTGGTAATTTTGCTCAGAGGATGCTTCCGGCTGTGCCGCGATGTGCTGCTCGGTAAGATACTGCCGGGTAAGACAGAGCAAATCATAGCAGCGTTTTTTCTGTTCCCCTTCCTTTGGCTCTAAAAGAATCTCCTTGTAAAGTCTGGCAAACCCCTCCGGGACATGTTCCATTTTTTCCAATTCTTCGAGCTGTTCGGTCTGGGAATGCCGGAAGTAGCTGCAGTTGGAAAAGGCAATGCAGCGAGCCAGATAGTCTAACAGATAACCGGCTCCCATCCTGGCATCGCTGCCGGAAGCGAACAGCAATTCCGAAAAAATTTCTTTTGCCTGCTGATAGGCCTGCAGCGCCTGGACACGCATACGCTGTTTGTCGGCCATATAGTCGGCCTGCTTTTTTTGCAGAGCTTTTTATTTCTTTTTCCAAAGCAGATTTTGTAAAATAAAAAATTCGGTCTCCGTTTTCAATTCCATAGAGCTTTGACACATATTTATGTATGTCTTCATACAAAAAGTCAGGAATGGAGATACAGCGTTTCGCTTTGGGTGTTTTTGGCTGTAAAAATAATTCTTCTCCCTTTACCTTTGCATAATTTTTATTGATATCAATCCGTTTTGTGGAAAGGATATCCGCAGGAGTAAGCGCCAGCAGTTCTCCAGAACGCATACCAGTATAAAATAGTATATCAAAAGCCAGTTTCATAGATGATTTCTGAATAACACTGGAAAATTGTTCATATTGTGCCTGAGTCCAGATGTTCATTTCGTCAGCACTGCTTTTTCCCATGCTGCCAGCTGCTTTACATGGATTGGATGGAAGACGGTAATGGGCTACTGCATAATTCATCAGGGCTGACAACTGGTTATTGACAGTTTTTAAATAGGTTTGAGAGAATGGTTTTCCAGCTTCATCACGATAGGAAATCAATTCATTTTGCCATTTTCGGATTTTTATGGTGTCAATATCGCACACTTTCAGCCTGCCGAAATATGGGAGCAGCTTGCCTTCGATGATAAACCTCTTGTTCTCCATAGTAGTCGGCTTTAGCCGATGTTCCATATCTTCCATATAATTTTCTACAAGGGAAGAAAACAGTATATCGCTGGTATTGTTTTGTTGATCCAAAAATGACCGTTCGTATTCTTTGGCCTCACGCTGCGTTTTAAATCCTCTTTTACAGGTATGCTTGTATTTTCCTGTCCAGTCAGTATAATTAAAAGCGGCATACCACATAGTTTTTCCATTTTTGAGAGTGTATTTGTAGGCTGGCATAGTCGTAGTTCCTCCCGTTATCTTATTACTTTTATGCGTTTATATAGTTTATTGATGCTATAAAATAAGAATATGGGTAGGATATTTAAGGAATTTTAGGTTCTGGCACTTGATATTGTTGGGTTTGCTCTAAAATATAACTCGCTGTATTGCTTCCGTCTGCCATACTTTTAACATTATAAATCCAGACAGTATGTAGATAGTATCCGTCATCATTCGTTACATGGCGGAAAATATCTTTATATATTTTTTTAGAACCATAATCAGCTTTTACATATATACGATATCCCATACATTTTTTATTGTCACGAGAATAGCTTTGTGTGCTTACAATCTCCCAATCGCCTTTTTTCTCATGGGCAATTAAATCTTTTTTGGCTAGTTTCTCTACTATAAAGCTTGCGATTATAACAATCGCAATTATAACAATACCTATAATAAGTACTTTCTTAAATGTTTTTTTTGATTTCTCCATGTAAATCTTTCCTCTCTTTGATATTTTATGAATTTAAATAAATTATAAACCTATCCAATCTTTTATTTTTTTAAGCCTTTCTTCCTTCGGTACCACTCGAAGGACATTATTTTCCCAGATTGTCGGTTCCTGTCTTTTTCAATGGTTCATCTGCTGCAACAGATGAGCGCATATAAGAATCTCTTTCCTGTTGAAGTAATTGTTCTGAAAGAGTTCCATCTATTTTTTTTTGGTAAGGTGTATCTAATTGTCTATATGATTTAAGTAAATAATCCTCATTAACATCTTTTGTAAATATAATACTAAGTTTGCTATCGCTTAAACCTAATAAATAATCCGCTGAAACAGAAAACATATCACATAATTTATTAATAACATTTATATGTGGAATAAATCCATAATGATATAAATTAAATAATTCATCATCAGTTAGATTGAGTTCTGCTGCAATATAATCATTAGTATCTGAACCAAGAAGATTTTGTATTCTTTCAATGGATTTTAAATCCATTTTAAAAGGAAATATACCAGAAGAGTCTGAACTACGTGATTGTTTAATCAATCCAAGTAAATAATCAGTAGACTTTTCTAAAAGTTGAGATAATTTAAATAGTATAGTAGGTTCTGGAATTTCTTCACCGGAAAGTAGTCGTTCTATTTTAGGTACAGAAATATTTAATTTATCTGAAAGTTCAATTTTTAAAAGATTTTGATTGTTTAATTCTGTATCAAAAACATAAGGAAAGGCATCTGGGGATTTAAAAGGATTCTGATAAGTTGGATGAGATATATCTGATTTTCCTAATAAATAATCTGCCGTAGTATCTAATACTTCAATTAATTTACATATATCATATACAGAAGGCTGTTTTGTACCATTCATATACATATGTAAAGTATCTTTCGGTATTTTTGTAAGAGTAGAACAAAAATTAATTCCATCATCAAATTCACTTAATAATTTAGATAACCTTTCTGAAAAATACTTTTCATCAATAAATTTATTAGATTCAGTATTTTTTTTATCTGAGAGACAAAGTAAGTAATCAACAGTAACATTGAAAAAAGAAGCAATTTTTTTTATGGTGTCTAGGTCTGGTTGTCGTTTGCCAGTTTCCCACATACCGATAGCACCGTTGCTCACGCCTAGAAATTTTGCAAAATCACGTTGGTTTAAACCCTTCTCATTCCGAAGTTTTGAAATCATTTTACCAATTTCCATTAAAAAACCTCCATTCTTATATATTTTATCATATTTTGTGAACAAAAAAAGTAAAAAATGCTAATGCTCACAAAATGTTTAAAAAAGTACTTGACAATTCAACAAAATGTGAGTAATATAAAAATAAGCTAACAAAATGTGATTTGAAAGGAGGATATATTATGAATAAAAACAAATCGTTAGCAGAACTCAGAGCAGAAAAAAATATGTCTCAGCGAAAGTTCTGCAACAATCGGAATGTATGAATCTGGAAAAAGAACCCCACCACTCAAAAAGGCAATTTTGATAGCAAAATTATTTGATATTCAGGTAGAGAACATTTCATTCTCTAAATCTAATTGTACAACGGAAGGAGGTGTATAAAAAATGGCAAATATAGCAGAGAAAACTAGCTCCAATGTGTTTTATCAGGCACGATACAAAGCCTCAACACACAATGAACAGTTAAGTAGCAGAGAGGGAGCAGCGGACATAATGTCTATTGACAGAGGGCGGCTCTACCGGATTGAAAGTGGAATAGTAAATCCATATCCAGAGGAAGTACATTTAATGGCAGATTTATATAATGCGCCGGAACTTAGAAATTACTATTGCAGAGAGATGTGTACTTTGGGCTGTGAAGTTCCTAAAGTGGATATGTGCGATTTGGACAGAATATCAATCAGGGCGTTAGTGGCATTCCGAAAGGTAGATGAAACCAAAAATCTATTGCTGGATATTACAGAAGACGGCGTTATTTCAGAAGATGAAAGAGAAGATATGCAGAAGATATTAGATACTCTTTCAGAACTGGAAGCCGTTACACAAAATTTGAAAGTGTGGGTGAAGAAAAATTTATGATGAAAAAGCCAGAAATATATTTAAGGCAAAATATAAAATATTTGCGTGAAGCAAAAGAATTAACACAGGAGGAATTTGCGGCTTCCATTGGTAATATTAGCCAAGAAGCAGTTTGTAACTGGGAGGCGGGAAGAAGAGAGCCTGAGTTAAGCAGTCTGATTATGATTGCTAAGTTTTTTGATATTACTTTAGATGATTTGGTTCTTCGTGAGATAGCGCCGCCAAAATCACCGGTAGCTTTATATGCTGCGAATATTAAATTTCTGCGAAAAAAGCATGGAATAACACAAGAGCAAATGGCAGAATTATTAAAATTAAAAAACAAAAGTAGTCTATCGCTCATTGAAAAAGGTAAAGGCGGAGTATTTATCGAAAATTTAGAGAAATTAGCTGATTTCTTCAGTGTGACACTGGATGAGCTTGTTAAGAAGGATTTATCAAAGGAGAAATAATTATTATGAGAGGAAAAAGAATTACACCTGAACAGGGGAAGATTTATAAGAACAAAGGTGGTGGAACATTTCTTTGTATCCGCGGTTTTGGCGGAAATGCAATTATGTCAAACACTGCCAGCGGCTGGACATTTAAGGCGCATGGGGTAATCCAGTACGATGACGGTTCTATTGAATGGGACTATTCCACAGAAGGACATTTTTTATAAGAAAGGGTGATTACATGAGCACATTAGCAACGGCTTCGGGGGTTGTGCGGAAAAGCACACGAATATTTGTCACTCAGGAAGATGTGGCAATACTCTTAGGATGCGGAAAAAGCAAGGCATATGATATTGTTCGTGAAGTGAATGCATTAGCCAAGAAAAAAGGCAACCATCCTTTTCCGGCAGGAAAGGCGAATAAGTATCTGTTTTCAAATATTTTTGATATCCCGATTGAGGAAGTTAATAAAGTTATCAACGAGGAATAGGAGATAAAAATGCAATATTGGACATGTTCATTATGCGGGGCGAATCTTGACAGTGGCGAAAAGTGTGATTGCGAGGAAAAAAGCAAACAGCAGGAAGAATTTTATTTACATAAAATGAAAGCCGCTCAAAATGGTCAGTTTATGTTCCAGTGGAAAAATCAGGAAACAGAGGCTTGTCAAAGATAAAATTTTAAAGGTATCGAAAAGCACTCCTTTTTAAAAATTTAGAAGAAAGGATGGGATTATGGAATTTTATTTCAGAAAGAGAAATGAGAAAGAAAAGAATATTGTAACAGATTCTTTCCGACCGGGCGATTATCTGGTAGAAATTACATATCTGGTAAATAAGAATGTGATTTTTAAGGGAGAATTGTTAAAAAATATTATTACAAAGCTGAAAAAGGGTTATCAGGAAGCAGGACAGGAACTTATGTATGCCGGTGTGGCAGATACGAAGTCCATAAAAATCCTGATTAATAAAATAGGAAATGTAATTGACCTTTCAGAAATGCTTTGGGATTTGCAAAATTTTGCGCAGATAAGAATTTTTGCAATGGAGCAGGAAGAAGATATACAAAGATGTTCAGAATATCTTATGAGTGATAGCTTCAAATGGATAGAAATATCCAGACTTGCCAGAATGGTAAGTGAGATATGGCGGAAGAGCTCTAAAAATAGCAAAAATCAAAGAAAACTGGTTATAAAAAGTGAATACGGGGAAGAAAGCTATGAAAAACAATATTAGCAAAGAGCAGATAGAAAAGCTTGCAGGTCATGCCATTTCAGATGCCCGGTTTGGGGAAGCGCTAGAATGTGCAGCCAGAAAGCAGACATGTGCATATGAAAATGAAAAAAATCCTGTTGTTTTGCAGGACTGGTATCTGGCAAAACTGACAGAGGAATATGTTAGAAGTCTTGCTTTTTAAGAGTTCACTATGGAGTTATACAAGGAATTGCGCAATATAGAAAAAGAGCACCTGACAAAAGTGTCAAAATGCTCATAATGAATGAGTTATGTATCAGACCGACCAGAAAGAAAGTCCAGTGTCACATCAAAGTAATTGGCTAACTTGATAAGTGTTTCCAAATTTGGTTCCCGTTTGCCATATTCATAATTTTGATAGGCACGCTCTGCTATACCAAGGTGGTCGGCAACATTTTTCTGGGTGAAGTTTCTTTCTTTGCGGATTTCTTTTAAACGATTTGAAAATATTGACATAAAAACCTCCAAAAAAGCATTGACACGAACAAAATGAAGTGTTAATATAATATTGACACGAACAAAATGAAGTGAAAGGTGGTGATGACAATGCTTAATAATTTGAAATTAGTTCGTGTGAAAATGGGCTTCACGCAAGTGCAAATTGCAAATAAAGCCCATTTATCAGAGAGAGGCTATCAATATATCGAAGCAGGGGAAAGAGTTCCAAATGTTTACCTTGCTATTAAGATAGCCAAAGCTCTAAGTACCACAGTAGAGGAACTTTTTCCTCTATTGGGTACTGAAAAAAATAACACAGTTAAATAATAACACAAGAAAGGTGGAAAAAGCAAGTGAAAAAATTAAAAGTAATCGAGAATGAACTTGTTCCTGTGTATGAAACAGACAAGGGAGAGAAAGTTGTTTATGGTTCAGAACTTCATGCAGTATTACAGGTTAAGAGTAATTATCGTGAATGGATTAACAGAAGATTTTCCGATATTGATGCTTCTGAAAATGAAGATTTTCAAGGTGTCGAAATTTCGACACCTTCAGGACAGAGTAAGAAAGACTATATTATCAAACTTGATATAGCAAAAGAAATAGCAATGCTGGAACGCAACGAAAAGGGTAAGCAAGTGCGCAGATACTTTATTCAGATTGAGAAGAAATATAAAGCACAAGAAGCTTTTCCCAAAACCATACAAGGACAAATTCAGCTTCTTGCAAAAGGTTATCTGGAATTGGAGCAAAAATTAGATGATATTGATAAAGATTTGCAGGACTTCAAAAAAGACATGCCGCTTTTGGGTGTGGAATGCCAAAAGATTACTAGAGCAAAAAACCAGAAAGTTGTTCCTCTTATGGGCGGAAAGGAAGCTTCAGCATACAAAGACAATTCTCTTAGAGGAAAGGTTTATAAGGATATTAATAATCAGTTGTGTCGAGAGTTTGACGTTGATACATATAAAGCAATTAAAAGAAATCAGGTAGATACAGCGGTTAAAATTATTGAAAATTATCAATTACCTATGGTATTGCAGGAACAAATTGACTTGGCAAATCGCCAGATAAGTTTTGTATAAGGAGATGAATATTTATGAATGAATTATCTATTTCTCAAAAATATTCACAGGACAAATATAATCTGCTTGGCAATACAGATGTGATTGCTGTTATTCCAGATATTAAGTCTCCTGTGATACAGACTGTGAAGCTGAATCCAGACCCGAAAAAGGGCGAAGTGTATATTCAGCAGCGCGCCAATTCAAATACTCCCGACTTATATGCAATTACAAAAAATGGATTAAAAAAGCTTGCTGATGGTGCTGGTATTAAAATGATTTCAAGTGAACATGTAATTCCTGCAACCTGTCAGAAGTGTGTAGCAGTGAATCAGCATAGCGGAAAAGTAGTTCAGTGTGGGAACTGCAATAATAAAGATGTCGCTTATCGCGTTACTATATCTGTTCCGCAGCTTACAGGCGAAGTGCTGACAGTAGAGGATACACATGAAATTATTGTAGACAATGTTACACCGGGCATGACCAGCAGACAGAAGGCTGAATTTATGAAGCATTTGCCGCAGATATGTGAAGCGAAGGCTTTGAATGGAGCAATCAGAACAGCATTACATATTAAAGGTACCTATACTTTGGAGGAATTACAGAAACCTTTTGTTGTTGCTTATCTGGTGCCGAATCTCGATCATCAGGAAGTAAAGAAAGCTGCGATTGAAAATATGTTTCAATCATCTGCAAATTTATTCGGAAATATTCCAAGCGTGCAGCAGATTGAAAGCAGGGTACCGGAATCTTCCGCGATTGCGATTGAAGCTGCGGATGGCGAGAATTATGACGCATATATTGACGGTACATACAAAGAAGATGTTCCTGATAATAAAGCAGAAGCAGATAATAATGTGATACAACAAGATTATTACTGTGATAAATGCGGTGAGCCTGTTACGCAGAAGGTATGGAATTATTCGGTTGATAAGTTTGAAAGACCTTTATGCTATAAATGTCAGAAACTTGTAAGAAATGAACAGGGAGGAGCTGGAAGATAATGAGAATAATTAAAATTTCTACAGATTTGGAACTGACAGTACATGAGTTTCCAACAGGAACCTATGAGCAGCAGAATAAATTTTTGCGCGGGCTGATTGGTAATTACTGCAATATTTACGAGCATGTAATGCCGGCTAGATTATATACAGAATTACATATGAGAAATCAGCAAACTAAAATAGCGGGACAGTGTGTAAGTATGCTCATTGATGAAGAGGGGCTTCTTAAAGAAAATACGCCTAACTTGATTGGTAGCTATCTTTATGAAACTGATAAGCATGGACACCCGATTATGGGAAATATCCTTCTTGTTGGCGAGAAATGGAACAATGAAGGGATAGACTTCTGCGGGATTGCGGATTCTATCTTTGAACTACTGGAACTGCAGTTGAACAATATGATTTATACTATGAAAGCAACAAAGGAGGCAATGAAGAAATGAGAATTAAAGTACTTCATACGGCAGACTGGCACATAGGGACTTTCAAGAGCCCAATGAAAGACGGAATAAATCTTCGAACAGAAGATACAAAGCGTTGCCTTGATGAATTAGTAAGGGTGGCAAAAGAAGAAAAGCCGGACTATTCCCTTATTTCTGGTGATGTATTTCATGTTGGCCGGTTATGGTCTGACAGATGCTGTGAGGAAATCATCATGGCAATTCACTATATTAAGGAGTTGGCAGCAGTATCTAAGCAGGTGATTGTTATGCGTGGCACACCGAACCATGATGGGGCAGGACAGTTCAATGTTCTTTCGGAAATGTTCGCAGACAGTCAAAATGTACATATTATTGTAACGCCACAGGTAGTTTCTTTTGATGATGTAGATATATCAGTACTGCCGGGGTTTGACAAAGGAGTTTACAGGGCAAAATTTCCGGGACTTTCCAGCGAGGAGGAAAACGAAGCATTTACACAGGAGCTTGCAAACCTTGTTATTGGATTAAAGGCACAATGTAGACAGGGGAAGCCAAGTATACTTATGGTGCATTATACAGTACCGGGTTGCAATGCAGAAAGCAGTCAAACAATGTTATTAACGCAGTTTGAGCCGATTATTTCTCAGGAAGCATTATTAGCGGCTGGTTATGATTTGATTGCTTTAGGGCATATTCACAGACCACAACAGATATTGTCCTATAACTGGTTTTATTCAGGTGCAATAAATGCGATGAATTTTAATGATGAAGGTCAGGAACGGGGCTTTTGGATACACGAATATCAAGAACTTCCATTTGATGGAATATGGGAACATCATTTTCACAAGACACCTATAAGAGAATTTATAACCTTTAACTTTACAGATACAGATATTACTGCGATTAATCTTGGACATATGGATGAGGTAGCAGCTAATTACTGGAGATACAACGGGGCTGTACAAGGAAAGATTGTAAGAATTCATTATAGTTGTTCAGAAGATAATGTAAAAGCATATAAGATGAATGAAGCTTTGTTGGAAAAAACTCTTCTTGAGGATGGGGCATTTATGCTATGGGAAAATACTTCAGATAAAGTAGAATTTGTCAACCGAACAGAGCTTGCCGATACGACAGATCCAGAAGTAAATCTTGTTAAATATCTGGAGGAGAAAGAGTTTCCGACAGAAAAAGTGCAGGAATTGGTATCGAAAGCAAGACTAATTATTGCAGAGGCAGAAGCAAGTATGACTATAGCTTCCAATGTTGGAATATTTGAGCCAATAGAAATTTCAGTGAAGAACTATCGCAATTATGTGGAAGAAACTTTTAATTTTGAGGATATTAGCTTTTGTACTATTAACGGGCAGAATGGAGCAGGAAAGAGCAGCCTGTTTATGGACGCTGTTATCGACTGTTTGTATGAAGAACCAAGAGAGGGTGAAAAAACCGGATGGATAAGGAATGATGAAAAAGCGCGTTCAGGATCCATTATGTTTTCATTTAAAATTGGAGAAAAGACGTTCAGAGTTACGCGGACGAGGGCGCGTTCTGGAAAGGGAACTCTTAATATTTCACAGTTGATTAATGGTAATTGGGAGGATTGCTCCAAGGAAAGATATAACGATACACAGCAAGAAATATCGAATATCATCGGCATGGACAGCCTTACATTTAGGTCTTGTGCCCTTATTATGCAGGACCAGTATGGTTTGTTTTTGCAGGCAAAGCCAGAGGAAAGGGTAGAAGTTCTCGGAACACTTCTGGGATTAGGTATATATTCCATTATGGAAAAGATTGCCTATGATAAAGCTAAAGTTTATGGAGCAAAAAATAAGGAATTAAAACAGGAGGTCGAAATCCACAACAATACAATTTCTAGTTACGAGAACCCTGATGAAGAGCTTGCAGCCTGCCAGATAGAGCTTGCAGGATATGAAAGTATTCTGCGGACAAAGACTGCTGAAAGGGATAAAAATAAGCTGATTCTTGCCAATCGGCAGGAAGCAGCAGAAAGACGTATCAAGCTGTTGACAGATATTCAAACTTTGAGGGCGAAAAAAGTGACAGCAGAGCAAAATAGAAAAAATCAGCAGGCAATCGCTGACAGCAGTTTGCTTATTCTTAACGATAAAGCAGAAATTGAAGCGAAAGCGTCTGAATACAGAATTCTTTTGGAACGTGAGCGAAAGCTGGCAGGAGAATCCGCACTCTATTCCTCTAAAAAGCAGGAGGCTGAAAACCTTGCAAGACAGGCGGTGGCGGATCAGGAAGCTGTTGACGCATACAAGGCAAGGGTAAGACAGAAGGAAAATGAACTATCATTAGCACAGCCAACGGAACAGGATACAGTTGTAAAAGAAAAAGCGGCAGAGTATGAGCAACAGAAGAAAGCATTAGACGAGGCATATGAAAAAGAGCGTTCCTATAGAGCAGTAGAACAAAAACTGACGTTGGAAAAGCATAATATGCAGCAGCTTGCAACACAGTATAATGCAGCTGTACAGCGTATGCAGCTTGCAGAAGACGGTTTGAAAAAGAAAGCGGAGCTGCTTACTAATGTGGAGTGCGTGGATATTGCAAATGCAAGATGTGGCTTTTTGGCAGATGCTATTTCTGCAAAGCAGCTTTTAGAGAAATATCCAGAACAATATGCAGAGAGAAAAAAAGTGTATGAGGAACAAGTGGATCCAATCAATTTGAAAATTACAGAATTGGAAAAGCAGCTTTTGGATATGAATTTTGATATTGGGGCGGTTGCTGAAATATCAAGAAAGGTCAGCGAGCTAAGACCTTATGTAGCACAGCTTGAGGTTATCAATCAGCGGGAGAATAAAATTGCCCTGTTAAAGGCTGATTTAGAGCATTTGCAGTCAAATATACTCGAAGCAGAAAAAAGGCTTGCTGAGGTCAAATTAAAGGGCATAGAAACAGAACGAGAGCGTGACCGATACGCAAAAGCATTTGATGAACATAGAGAAGTGCTGAATTCCATTACAATCCTTGAACCTTGGCTTGAAAAGGAGAAGCAGATACCAGTAGCAGAGGAAAGAAATGCTACCGCATTAAATCGTATATTGGAATTGACGGAGGAACTGACTGGAATTGATATTGAGATTGCTGGAAAGCAGGCTGAGGCAGACAAAGAGATGACAGCTATGAGCGGAATGAAGGAATTATCTGAAATTGTTGCTAGAATGAATACAGAGGTGGATTCTATTAATTCTCTTGTAAAAGAAAAGCAGATAAAGATAGGAGCTTTACAGCAGCAGTCGGAGCAGATAGCCAAGCTGAAAAAGGAAATTGCAGAACTGCAGAAACAGCAGACAGAATATGCAAAGGAAACATCTGATTATGATATTTTAAAGGCAGCCTTTAGCCAGAGCGGTGTTCCACATCAGATTATCCGTTCCATTATTCCGCAGTTGACCGCTACAGCAAATACAATTCTTGGACAAATGACAGGCGGAAAAATGGGCGTGGAATTCAGATTAGAGCGATTGCAAAAGAACGGCAAGGAAAAAGGTTCTTTGGATATTTTCATAGAAGAATATGGAAAGTCAGCTCTTCCTTATTTGTCAAAGTCAGGAGGAGAGAAAGTGAAATCTTCTCTATCAGTTATTTTGGCACTAGCTGAGCTCAAATCATCATCAGCAGGAATTCAGTTAGGGATGCTCTTTATAGACGAACCTCCTTTCCTTGATTCTGATGGGATTCAGGCATATTGCGACGCACTTGAAACTATTCAGAGCAGATATAAAGATATTAAAATCATGGCGATTACCCATGATCCAACCATGAAAGCACGTTTTCCTCAGAATTTGGATGTGGTGAAAACAGAGAATGGCAGCAAGGTGATTTATTAAAAATACAGTGGGAGTTTAGCTGAACAAGGTCAATAGTAGGCGGCTTTAAATGAAGGCGAAGAGTGACTTTAAAGCTGTGTTTCCTCTCTCACAGCTAATATTCATAGTATGTCCATACTCATAAGCCAGAACCCAGATTGAAAGGAAGTGTTTATTTGGCAAAAAAATATTATTGGCTCAAATTAAAAGATGACTGGTTTAATTCAAAGGTTATTAAAAAACTGAGAAAAATTGCAGGAGGTGATACATACACAATTATTTATCTCAAAATGCTTCTTCTCTCCCTGAAAAATGAAGGAAAATTATATTATGAGGGAGTGGAAGAAACATTTGAGAAGGAGCTTGCATTAGAGCTGGATGAAGATATAGAAAATGTTAACGTAACCATATCTTTTTTGCAGAATTGTAATTTGCTTGAAATTATTGATGCAGATGAATATATGCTTACTGAAATTCCGGCTTCCATAGGAAGCGAATCAGAATCAGCTCAAAGAGTGCGGAAATGCAGAGATAATAAAAGGAGGTCTGATGAAAAAACGTTACAATGTAACGCTGATGTAACAAAGTGTAACACAGAGATAGATATAGAGAAAGAGATAGAGAAAGAAAAAGAAAAGAATATTTGCGCAGAGCCAAAGCTCTCTGCACCGGAACCAGAGCCTATCATAACGCTCCCTCTGAATACAGGGGAGGAATATCCGTTTTTCCAGAGCGACTTACAAGAGTTCGCCGAACTGTATCCAGCAGTTAACATACTGCAAGCAATGAGGGGTATGAGAGGATGGTTGCTTACGAATCCGAGCAGACGAAAGACTAAGAGAGGGATAAGGCGTTTTGTTAATTCATGGCTTGCGAAAGATCAAGATAAAGGTGGAACATCTGGTTATAACCGGCAGGTTTCAAGCGGATATAGAAATATTGAGGAGCGTCTGCTTAGTGAAAACCGGGAGGATTTAAGATGAGCAATGAGTTAAATGAATTTATAAATGGCATGAAGCAGCGAATGGCAGCAGCCCGTTTTCCGGTCCAAAAGAAGGATTACCAGTGTGCAAAATGCAAAGATACTGGGTGGCTCGAATATCAGGATACTGGGTGTACCAAACTCAAACGCTGTGACTGCTGGGAGGTACAGGAAAGCCGGAGATTACTGGAGCAAAGTGGGATTTCAATGGAGTTCCAAAGCAAAGGTTTTAAGAATTTTGAAACTAGAAATATACCGCAGCTAATAAACGCAAAAAACAAGGCAATAGAATATTTCCAGAACTTTGAGAAATGTGAAACTACAAAGTACAATTCTATTTTGCTGTGCGGACAGGTAGGCGCGGGGAAGACACATCTTGGAATTGCCATATGTAGCAATCTTATGAGCCGGAAGATTCCCGTTTTATATATGGCGTACCGGAATACAGTAACAAAAATTAAACAGAAGGTTACAGATGAACGGGAATATAAAAAAGAGCTGGAAAAATATATGCAGGCAAGAGTGTTGTATATCGACGATTTACTGAAAGGCAAAATAACAGAATCCGACGTAAATATCCTTTATGAGATTGTGAATTACCGGTACATGAATAAACTGCCGCTTATTATTTCCACAGAGAAATCGGTCAGCGCCCTTTTAGATTTTGACGAAGCTATTGCTTCAAGAATGCTTGAAATGTGCAGGGGAAATATTGTGAAGCTTCAGGGGGAGGAATTAAATTACCGTTTAAATTATAGGAGAGAGGAGGCGGGAAATGCAGCCGTCAGAAACAATTCAGGGAACTGAAAAAGAATTTTTAAAAATCTTTCAATCACTCTGCTACAGCAGAAGCGCATGGGAAGTATGGACAGACCTTATGAATGCGATTGCCTGTTCTATCAGCGGGGTATTGGACCATACGCCGGAGCATTATAAATCCAGAGAAAAAGAGTATACGCAGTGTATTAAAAGGCTTGGTTCCATAGAAACAGTAACGAAAATACTTGCGATTATCGTTGTGGCGTTAGAGAACAACCCAGAACAGGATTTTCTTGGAAAAATGTATATGGACTTAAATCTTGGAAACCATTGGAAAAGCCAGTTTTTCACTCCATACAACATTTGTAAATTAATGGCCAAAATAAATTGCGGGAATCTTGACAGCCAGATTGAGGAAAAAGGGTATATATCTGTCTGTGACCCGACATGCGGGGCTGGCGCCACGTTGATAGCTACCGCAAACCATATGAAAAAATCAAGGTATAATTTCCAAAACCATGTGGTTTTTGTAGGGCAGGATATAGACAGGGTAGCAGGAATGATGTGTTACATACAATTATCGCTGCTTGGATGCGCGGGGTATATCTGTATTGGGGATACCCTGACAAATCCATTGACTGGACCTGTATTATTTCCGCATGAGAAGGAAGGACAGGAATTATGGTATATGCCGATGTTCCAGTTCGATGTGTGGCAGTGGCGCCGGATATTTCACTCTTTAGGGAATATGGCTGGAGCTGCCGCTGAAAAAGTAATGAAAAAAGAGCACTTTTATGTATTTTTTGATTTTGACAAAAAGGAGGTTCATTATGAAAATAAAGGGATTCAATGAAAACGAAATTTCCGGGGATAACAAAGAAGCCTTACAGTCTGAAACATGGCAGAAAGTAAGAGAAACCCTGAAAGAAGAAAATAGTTTTACAACAAATTCAGCAGTAGAAGAAGCTGAAAAGATGAAACAGGCAGCGAAGGAAAAGTTAGAAAAAGAAATGAGGGAAGCCGCAGATAGAAAATTTGTGGAGCCGGTTATTGAATATCTTCTGAAAAGATGTGCGGAAGATGAAGGACTGGCGGAGGATGTGTTACAAGAGCATAAAACATGGCAAAAATGCTTTGATTATATTTATAATCAGGCAAACAAACAGTCAAAAGGAAATTACACATTTGTTCGTGAAGATATAGTCTATGAATGGGCAGAAGACTATTATCACAAAGACGATAAGGCAGAAGAGGAAAAGAAAGCGAAAAAAGAGGAAGAAAGAAAAGCTAGCCAGGCTAGCCAGAAAAAAGCTGCTGAAAGCAAGAAAGCCGCTGAAAAAAGCAAAGGCAAGGAAACGGCAGAGGTTTCGCCACCTGTAAAAGAAAAGAAAGAAGAAAAAGTAAAAGAACAGCCAAAGCCGAAGAAAAGCGGCAGCGATATAGAGGGGCAGCTTGATATGTTTTCCCTTATGGGAATGTAGGAGGCGGAAAAATGGATAAGAGAAAATTATCGGCAGTGCCAAGAGAAACGGCGACGGAAGATATGCTGGAGATAGCGGGAACACTGGAGGGCATGAAACATATTGTCACCGCTAGTTTAATTGAAAACAATAAAATACTGCTTCTGTATTTCTATGAGATTCCTAGCCTCAGAAAAGGAAAAACAGACGCAGCATTCAGGACATTCCTGTTAAGTGATGATTATATCACACAAAACCTCAAAGTGTCAAATGTTAAATGGCTGACAGCTTCATTTTGTATGATGAATGAGTTTTCGTTGGTAGAATCACACTGGAATCCAAAGACAAGCACATGGGATAAAATAGAATTAATATTTATCCGCTCGGATGAAGAAAAGCGGATGATAACTAATTTTTTCAAAGAGTATGCGGATAGAAAAAATTATTCTAATCCTTGGTCGGTAATCAATGCTTTTCAAGATGATGTAAAAGCGAAAAGATTAGCGGCGAAGCACAAAAAAGAAACAGATGTTATTGATGCTGAAATGAATCCAATAAAGGAAGCCCCAAATGAGTTTTTTGACTGGGTATGGGAAACAGGCATGAGTTTTAGCCGGTATGTTATTTACAAAGAAACAGAGAAGGATATAGCGGAATGTGAGTGTACTTACTGCAAAAAGACAGGGGCAGTGGATAGAAAAATAGTCAGGCTCAGAAATAATGAAAAAGGGAACTGTCCTTTTTGCAATAGTCCTGTGACTTTCAAAGCAAGGGGGAAACTAGCAGCGCAGATTTCAAACCAAAGATGGTTTGTGTATGTAGATTCGACAAAGGAAGGATTTATTTTCAGATATTTTTATGCGCTGAGAAAAATCCGCAGTGATGATTATATAAAAGGTACATTGAATAAACAAAGAACAGAAGAATATATTGGTGAATACAAGCGTGCCATTTATACTTTTCCAGACGGAAAACCACAATGTACAGATTATGAATGGACTAGTTATAAAAGCACTGGAAAAGCCAGATGGTGCTATGCCAGCGGGAAAATTAACTGTATGGAGAGTGTTTTATATCCTGAAAATTTACCGCAGGCATGGGAATATACGCCAATGAAATATTCAGCGCTGGAAGTATTGTCCGCAAATATCCCCACAGTTCCGCTTCAATATGAGGAAGGGATAATGGAATACCTGGAAAACCCAAAACTGGAATGGCTGTGTAAAATGGGGCTGAATAAGATTGCGAAGAGCGTTATAAACGGAAAGTATGGAAGCGTTGGAAAAGTCAATCTTGAACGGGAAACGATATATGAAATATTAGGATTGAATAAAATCAATACAAAAATATTACAGGAGATTGACGGAAATACATATCATTTACGGCTGCTTCAGGTTTCACAGCAGATAGGATTTCAATTTAAGCCGGAGCAGCTCAAGGAATATTATGAAACCTTTGAATGTAATACAGAATTATTAAAACAGGCAAATAAAAAGGTATCCTTTTATAAGCTGGTGAAATATATATCAAAGGAAAGCGAAAAATATCCTTTAGGGGAAAAAAGTGGCTGCCACAGGTACGCTTATAACCGCTATCAGGAAAGAGATGACCCGCGTATTGAAAGAAAAAGAAATATGGCGCATGACTGGCTGGAATATTTAAAATGGTGCAAAGCGTTAAAATATGACTTGGATAACATGTTTATTTATATGCCAAAGAATTTTAAAAAAGTCCATGACAGGACTGCGCAGGAATATCAGACATTAATGGATAAAAGAGCCGCGGATAAAAAGCGGCGTGAGGAGCAGAAAGCAAAAGAGAAAATGGAACAGACAAAAGAAGCCCTGAAAGAAATCCTGAAATTTGATAATGGAATAAACGCTTTTAAAATTTCTGGAAACAAGCTGATGTTAGTGGTTCCTGAAACGGCGGAGGATATTAAAGCGGAGGGAATTTCACTGCATCATTGTGTGGGTGGATATGTGGAGCGCGTCGCTAAAGGTGAAACAAATATTTTCTTTATCCGTAAAACAGAGGCTCCGAATATATCATATTATACAATGGAGTGGAAGGACAATAAGGTAGTCCAGTGCAGAGGGCTGCATAATTGCGATATGACGCAGGAAGTAAAGGGATTTGTCCAGCTCTTTGAGAAAAAGATGCTTGAAATTATCAATAAAAATAAATCAAAAAAACATAGAAAGGTGGGATAGTTCATGGCGCAGCAGGAAAGACATAAAATTAAGAATCTGCTTATGAAGCTGAATGACGAAGATAGAAATACGCTGGTATGCCTGATTGCGAAAGCAGGTTATGCGGTAAGAATTGGGAAAGAAAGACCCAGCGGAAAAGGGCAGACAATGTATTTTGTAGAATACTGGGAGGAGACGGAGAATAATGAAAATCGGTGAAATTGTTGAAACGCTTATCAGCGTAAAAGATGATTATTCCTTTGGGGATTACAGAAAGGAAGCAATAGAGGAAGCCTGTAATTTGCTGGACAGGCTTCCAGCAGAAGAGGAGGCACTGGGTTTTATGGAAAGATTGGAGGAAGCAGGATGAATAAAAGCAGGATAGAATATGTTGACCATACTTGGAATCCTATTACTGGATGCCGGCATGAGTGTGGATACTGCTATGCGAGAAAAATGTCTGAAAGATTCGCCGGTGATGTAAGATTGAATAAAATGGCGAAAAAAGATTATTTCCTGATAGCGGCGGCAGACGGAGGAGAGGATTTGTATGTATTAGATAAGCCGATGATAAATGAAACAGGAAAGACATTAGTATATCCGTTTGGATTTGAACCAACATTTCACAGATACCGTATAGATATTTTGGACACCCTAAAAATGGGAAACAATATTTTTGTAGGAGCAATGGCGGATATATTCGGGAAATGGGTGGCTACCGCATGGATTGATGAAATCATGGATGCCTGCCTGAAAAGAACGCAGCATAATTATTTGTTTTTGACAAAGAATCCAAAACGTTATGAAGAATATGGTGTTCCGACCATGCTTGATAATATGTGGTACGGCACATCTGTTACAAAGAAGGAGGAATTAAAACGTCTTGAAAAACTTCCGCTGCGTTGTCATGTATTTGTCAGTATAGAGCCTCTTTTGGAGGATATGGAAATTGAGGATTCAAAAATTTTTAAGAATATTGAGTGGGTGATTATCGGGGCGGAAACCGGCAGGAGGAAAAACAAGGTGATTCCTCGGATAGAATGGATTAAAAAGATTTTAGATATAGCGGGAAATATACCAGTTTTTATGAAAGACAGCTTGATTCCAATAATTGGGGAAAAAAATATGCGGCGGGAATATCCGATAGAGCTGCAGAAAAAAGATATCAGCAGTAAAATGAGAAAAAAATTGTATGGTACCTGCGCCTGCTGCAAAAGTTATCAAAAAAAGAGTGATATGATTACCCTGCTGGCAAGGTCAAAGAGGGGAGAGCAGCCAAAACAGTTCGCATTTATGTGTAAAAAATGTTTTCAGAAGTTTTGTACGGAATCAGGAATTAATCTTCCAAAACTTGAAAATTTAGAGGATACTATTACATTTTAGAAAAATATAAGGAAAGGAAGGAAATTATGGCAAAGAAAAGAAATTGCAGACGTACAACAGATGAAAATATAATTCATGATAAGGCTGTAAAAATGCGCAAAATGACAGACGAGCAGCTTGTACATTATGTAGAGGACCGTGTAGCGAAAGCAAGAAGCGAGGGGTTTCATCAGGAAAAGCTCCAAGCGCCTGCACATAAGCCTGTGAGTATTGAAAAGATTGTGGAAGAAATTGGAAATGTAGATAAAGGAGATATACAATGACAGAGAATGAGGCGAAGGAGGCGATACCAGTGAAAAATAGTGAGGGATATACAGATAATACAGCAGGTCAGGCGATTAAAAATGTTGGAAAAATGCCATATCACATTCGTGAAGTATACAGAGCATTGGAACGAATAGCGAGCCTGCACAGCTTGGAAATTATCGGTCTGAAAGACAGAAAAACAGGGAAAGAATATTACAGATAACAGAAAAGCCGCCTCAAACTTTTTTAAGCCCTTGAGACAGCCCATCAACCT